AGCTTCGAACAGCTGCCGTTGGTTGGCCAGATTGATACTTGCAACCGTCTGAGGCCCTACGATGCCGTCTACATTGATTTGCAGTAGTTGTTGTACCCTTGTGATACCGGGACGTCCGGAGGCCCACACCCAATCCACACAGATGTTCGCAATGGACTGGTTGTGTATGAAGTCCGCTTGGTAACGGTCCCAATAATACTTCTTGAAAACATGAAAAACGTCATCCGGAGTAATCATGCGTAAATCATCCGCATCAATGTCTCCGTCACCATCCTTGTCATAACCACATGATTTCCACGTAGACAAGGTTATCCCCATATTGGTTTTGCCACCTTTGTCATTTTTGTGGTCACTCCATCCACCTTCCCATTTGCGGATGACCTTGAATAAGATTTCTGCTTTTGCCATAACTATGAATTTAAAAACAGAGGCAAAAGTAATGTATGACTTAATTTTTATGTAGGACATGCATTCTCCGCAAATGGTCATCCAATGTTTTAGGGTTACATTTAAGCTTACGACATATGGCTGCCTTTGAATAACCATATTCGAGCATAGTTCTAATGAGAGGTTCCTTTCCTGTAAGCTTGTAATGCGTGTTTTTATCCCCCTTTTTCCGACCAAGTCGTATTCCTGCGGCTTTTCTGTAAGCAAGGGCCTCCTTGGTTCGCTGACTGATCAAATCACGTTCAATCTCAGCGGATAAACCGAAAGCGAATGCCAATACCTTACTGTTGATGTTATTACCTAATTCGTAACGTTCCTTGACAGTAAGAACGCAAGTCTCCTTAATCATACAGAGGTGAAGCATTGACATAATACCCATCAGGTTTCTTCCTAATCGGCTGATTTCTGTTATGATTAGAGTGTCGCCTTTCTTCATCCTCTTGAGAAGCGGGCCTAATTTCCTATCGTTAGCAATTTTGGTGCCGGAAACCTTCTCGGACACCCATTTATCTATTACAAGTCCTTTTTCCGTTGCAAATTTCTGGACTTCGAACCTTTGGTTCTCGACTGTTTGTTTGTCAGTGCTAACCCTAATGTATGCGTAAACCATTTTTGCGGTGAAGGTAGTCTTATTCAACAGCCTAACCAAAAAGGGTATTCTAATGACCCTCAAAAGTACAAGGGATATGATAGAGAAGGTAAACATAAGTCAAGCCTTGAACAGCTTATCTGTTAAGGATGATGCAGATTTTTTCTATGGGGAAACAAGTAGTGAACCGGTGAAGATTAAGAAAAGCGACCTTAATTTGCAAATGAACAAAGCAAATATTGTTAAAGATGGAGACTTAAACAACCTTGTAGAAGCTGGAGAATATAGCGTATGGAATAATGTGGCAAACATTCCAACCAATAGCTTTTATTGGGTCAAGGTTATAGGTTCAGCTGATTTTGTACAAATAGCAATATCCTTTATCGACCTGAAAGAGTATAAGAGGTCACGAGTCAATGGTGTTTGGACTCAATGGAAATGATTTTTACTACTAAATAGAATATTTCCTAATACATTCTTTTTCATTCGTATCTTCTGACCCTCAAAAGTACAAGGGATATGATAGAAAAGGTTAATATAACAGATGCCAATGTGGTTGAGTTAATTAGAGAAAAACTGCCTGCTGCAACAGAAGCAAACAAGGGACTTATGCAAGCTAATGGATTTGAACAAGGTAAGAATATATTAAATGAAGAATACGATAGTAAAATCAGTGCTGGTGTATATTCATCTACTGATAATTTAAATAATATGGGCACTGGAATTTTATTAGCGCTAAGAGGGTTTCAATACACAGCCCATTTATATATTACTAACTCTGCAAAAATATATATTAAAACCATTCGTAGCAATGGAGAGGTTTTGAAAGATTGGACGTTAATAAATAATACCATAACATAAGAGACTTTTGGAGTATCCATTTTCCTACCCTATCCTTTGACCCTCAAAAATACAAAGGTATGATGGAGAAGATTGATATTACAGCCACGGGAGTAGTTGATAGTATTCGTAATAAGATGGCAGTGGCTACAGTTTCCAATAAAGGATTAATGCCATCAGGTGTGTTATCGGAGTTCCAAGGCGCGTATAGTGTACTTCTGTTTGAGACTACAAGCACTCCAGTTACAGGCTCAATTCTTTTGTCTATATCTGCAACATCAAGCGGAATGCCTAGCCTATATTACATCTCCATATCACGAGCTGGTGATGTAACAGGCAATCCTAATCTAAAAGTCAAAGTCCTCTCAGGTAGCTATAATATTAAGATTAAAGCTAAGACTGAAGCTGATGGGAAGTGCCGTGTTTATGCTGAACGGCTAGTCTATACGCCAATACTAAATGTACTCCTAATGAGTTCTTTTGGCATATCAATGAAGATGGAAGCAGCGGATAACAGTGCATTCGAAGGAGGATTTGAAGCTACATTTGATCTGTAGAAATGCTCAGTAACTTTTACTTTTATTGTGCTCATTGCTGTCTATTGCTTATTTCCGTCATATCCTTTGACCCTCAAAAGTACAAGGGATATGATAGAGAAAGTTAACATAACAGATTCCAATGTAGTTGAGTTAATCAGAGGGAAACTACCCATTGCAACAGAGGTAAAAAACGGTCTGAAACCTTCCAGGGACATGCGACAAGAAAAGCGGGTATCCATGACATCCTCCATATTGTTGTTTGAGAGAAAGGACACATCTTCTTTCTCCGATGGAATTCTATTTAGTGTACAGTCATACGGAGGAGGACCGGTTGCCCTATATTTCCTTTCAATATATAGGTCTGAAGGGGTAACAGCAGCTCCTTCATACAAATTAAATCTGATAGGCGGTGTTTTGGGAACGGAAAATGCAAGGCCGAAATTCAAGCTCTATAATACCGATACTGGAGCATTCAAGGTATTTCTTGAGCGTAGGGATTACACGCCCGGAGTATATGCGAAACTATTGTCTTCCTACCATCCGACAACATTTGAATTCATATTGGAAGCGGCTGACGAGAGTGAGGTGACTGCTGCGAGCTACATGGAGGAGTCTAAGGTGGGGGAATAATTCCCCCCACTGTAGCATTTATTTCCGTTTCTTGTCTTTGTCGCCATTGACGGATGTTTAGTTTGTGAGAAACAGATTATCCGTTCCGGCCATCTCGGATAAAACGG